TTGGTTGGATACCCGGTCTGGGATTGTGTTCAACGCATCGCGGACACTACGGGCCACCGTATACGCTTCACGCTCAACGCGGCTAGCCTCGACCAACTGCTCCTCTTTGGTCTCAAGCTCAAGCCGTGCCAATTCGGCACGAAAGTGCTCAGATTTGGCCTTGCTTTCGTTAAAAGTTGGGATTTCCAACGCCGAACTGGCCACCCGGTCGGGTGAAATCGATGTACTGGGATTGGCGTTCTTGTACGCCTCCACAGCCTTCTCTTCATCCCACAAGATGCGGTTGCGCTGAACCGTGAAACATCCTGCAAAACGGCCTTCTGTCTTGAGCTGAGAGATGCGGCCAATGGTGATCCCAAGCGTCTGGGATAGCTCTTTAGTTGAAACAGGCTCCATCTGGACAATTTAGCCTGCTTTTACGGCAAATAAGGCCAAATAGGTGTTTTGGGGCATATAATGGTCAGCTTTTGATTTTTGGTCTCAAATGCGTCTTATTTGCGTCTCAGGTTAAGACTCATTTGCGCCTGACGCTAGCGTTGTAAGGCGGTTCGAAATTACCCACACGCTTATTGCGAGTAAGGACCCGCAAATGAGACGCAATAACGCCCCTTAAGTGTTAACCAAACCCTAACTCAATCTTAACCTAACCTTAACCTACAATTGCTATCATTAACTCGACACAGCAACGTGTCTACAACTCAATTAAATCTAATCTAATGAAACTGTCTGACATTCTTCGCGCTCACGTTGAGAAACTAAAGCGCATCGATGAAGAACTAAACCGCGAGATTTTAGAAAGTGTCGAGCGGTGCAACAATTTAATTAATGAGTTAAAAGAACTCGATAAACAGTAAGCAACAGTAACGGGGGCCAATCGGCCCCTTTTTTTTATGCTTTATAATTGCACAAAAAAATACCCCACCTAGTGATGGGGTAGGTTGCAGAATCAATTAAACATTTGGTCGTAGAGTGATGGTTGGTCTAATCCGTCTAAACATTCCTTGAGGAAGGAAATTTCGTTCTCATAGAACTTTATTTCCTTTTTGGCGCTTAGGTATCCGTTGCGTGCTTCGTGTAGAGCACGCTGAAATTCAATTCTTGTCATTTGATTGATCCTCGATGTGATTAATCAGAATTCCTAGCATTTGCTCGATCGCATACCAGCAACCGAGAGAAAGATCGGACATCACATCTTCTGATGCTTCAGCGCCGAAATCGCTCTTGTACTGGTCAACGTATGAAGCCCTGCTGGGGCAGTCTGCATACCAGGTAAAAAGTTGGTTGTGTGACATAACGTTCAGATTGTCCGCCAAGTCTCCGGTGCGCTCCCTAGCTTCCTCTGCGAAGGCAAATTCGCTGAGGTCTTCCGCCAGCCTCTTAACGGTTGAATACCGCCAATCGTTTGGATGCTCGTCTTGGTGGCAGGCGAAGAGTGCTTCGCGCATCCAGTCTGGCGCTTCTTCGTGTAGTGCGAAGAATTGCGAACCGTCTTCCCTGGTGCTCTGCTTGAGATTGAGATCGAGCAGACGTGAAAGATGTTGAAACATTTTGAAACATTCGATGGGATAGAGCGGGATCTCTCCCGCTGAAGCAAGAATAACCCCACACCATGGACAGTGTGGGGCAATTGTCACATTTCGTAACCTAGAATCCGAAGGCTTGGTTCACCTCATCCGCGGACCACTGGTGACCATCAACACTCCATCTTGTGGAGTGAATGTGGCCGTGGCCAACGAAGCAACGTATCTCCACTTTGCGACCACGGAGAATCGCAGATTCTGAAGTAGTGAACGTGGCCTTGTCCCGGTACCGGTTGAGAAATGAAATGTCGTAGGCCTTCTCCCTGGCAATTCTGCGCATCCAATAAAGGGCGGAGCCAGTTTCAACGCTTGAAGCGTTGTGATCTTCGGCGCGGCTGAAAACTTCAGTTGCTGAAATCTTGAGAACTTGGGACATCTTCTCAAGCTCCGAAGGCAAGAAGAACAGCCATCACACCGACTAGCAACCAGAGCACAAGTTGACGCTCTTGAAGTTGGTGGATGGCGTTTGTCTGGTTGTCGATTAACTCACAAGATGCGGTGAGTATTTCGTCCTTGGTGTTTCTTTCTGTAATGTTCATTTGATTAGACGTAATTTAAAGTCGCGGGTTGCGACTTGGTGTAATGGTATCGAATTAGCGGCACCAAGCCTGGAAATTGTTGCATTTTGAAATATAAGTATTTGTTATGTTTTTAATCAGTTTATTTAATATTAAAAAATGTTGATTAGGGACAGTAGTACACGCAAACTCCCCGTTTGTCTGTACTATAGGCCAGGTGTACTAGCGTTCATTTGTACTAGCGCTCTTGAGAGTAATTCTCAATTGCAGAATAGTACATTTGAACCATAGTGCGCACGCACTACCCTTTGAAGTGCAATTGAGAATCATTCTCAAGTAGTACAAATGTACTACCTGATACGCATGTACTACAGCAAAAACACAACTTTTACAAAACACCCTTAAACCGACCTTGCCGTGTATGCAACCACGCGCATGTGTGAAAACACCCTAAACCGACCCCTCGCAAGACCCTGGCCGTTTTTTGACAGCCATAAACCGACCCCTTGCAAGACCCTAAACCGACCAGCCGCAAGACCTTCAGAAATTTCTTGACGCCAAAGCCATTGCCAGTGCCTTGCCAAATTCATAATTCCAATTCTGACCAGCCGCATCACTACCAATTCGGTGGAATGGAAATTTTGGTGCGAACGTAGGCACCTTGCGAAAATAAAATAATGCACCATCGCGATCAGCAATACCACGCCGGTCATAGATGCCTGGATATAACCGTCCCTTTTGCTTTCCCTCTTTCACCGCAAAAATATCTCCACCCTTACGTTTAACTCTTGCTTGCTTGGTGTAAGCAAATGCCGATGAGTCACGAAATGCTTTCAATTTATAAAGAATCTCCGTGTACATTCCTGGACTGACGTTGCCGTACATGTTCGTGCGCAGCAAATCAGATTGCGTCGGTACAGCAAAACGATTTGGCGCAATAATGCCCTTATACCGCAACGACTTTTGAAACCGGGTGGCATAAGCCGGGCCACCTTGGATCTGCGGTGCTAGGTATTTGCTGGCTGGGTTGCCCTTCGGCGCAAAATCACGCACGCCGATCTCGGCCTCAAGGTTCAGCTTGTTACTGGTCCGCATGTACATGCTATTCAGCGTGAAAGGCACCGGATTGCGGAAGCTGTGGGGCCCACGGGCCATTTGATCGCGAATTGTGTCCTTCGCCAGCGCCGCGACCCTATTGACCGCCACAGAGGCTGCAAACGGCACCTCAAGGAACTGCAACCGATCGATCTTGCCCAGCATGTGGTCGAGGTTGAATTCAACGCTTTCGACGGCCATGGACTGGTGCGTGAACAGATATTTCTTAGGCTAAGGCCGACACCATTACGACTCTTGGAGCCGTGAGCAAGCGCGAGTGGAATACGCCGGTGCGGGAGCCGTGGAATCCGTTGATCAAGGAATGCCTGAATGCCGTGGACCGTCACGTGGCGCAATACCTCGCCAGCGGCGACCAGAAGCACCTCAGCCAAGCGGCAACGCTCCGGGGCTACGTGCGTGAGCTGAAGGACTGGATCGGCCAGGAAGAGGCCGTCTAGGCGTGGGTGAGCGTGGCCGAAATTTCCGGCTACGGGGGTGTGATGGCGTGAGACTGGGGCTGTTCCCAGTTCCCACTGTGCTCACCTCCTATAGAGAGTTACCTAACGCCCTGTACCCCCCCCTACTACCTATATAATATATATATATATAATAGGTAGGAACATAGGAACATAGGAACAACCGTTGGCACGGCTGGATTTTTTTGTTCCTACTGGATTTGGCGTGGTAGGAACACCTAACTACTCCTGCTTGTCTCGAAAGTAGACCCATTTGAGAATGCCCTGGATTCTTGAACGCCTTCTGTCGTATCCCAATTCTCGAAGAATGCTGGCCACCTGCATCTGATCAGCCCGGCTCTGCCGTTCGACCGGCTTGGCAATGGCCTCGGTCAGCAGCACATCGGTGGTGATGTCCTTGAGCTTGTTGGCAGGCTGTATCAGCCAAGACTCGATGGGTGTGCGCCATGGTGATTCAACGAGGTAGTCCTGGTTCTGGGTGGCTACCTGCTGCTCCTGTTCGGCTGTGAGCACACTTGGTTCACCGCTGCGGTATGCGGCTACCGCTGCCGACCAGATGGCATTGCGCTCTTTGAGCAGGGATGACACGTCTATGGGGTTCTGAAGGGTGCTGGTGACCGGGATGACCCAGAATCTCCTGTTGCCCGTTTCATCGACCAGGAAGCCGCTGTCTCGATTAGTAGAGCCAACGATGATGCAACGCCTCGGGTACGCCTCTGTGGCCTTGCCGTAGGGGACGCGGAACATGTCGGTGGATTGGGAGAGGAAGGCTTTGACGATGCCTGCGTGCTTTTTTGAGGTGATGTGGTCCAGCTCGGCCCATTCCATGATCCAACTGCGGTGGAGGACCATGAGGTCGTCTTTGCTGGAGATGTCACGCAGGGCATCGGAGAAGAAGGGGCCGCCTATGGCTCCCCAAAAAGATGACTTGCGAGCACCCTGCTCACCCATGAGGACCGTTGCGTGATCGTGTTTGCTGCCAGGCTCGTAAATGCGGCGGACTGCTGCGATCAGGGTGCAGCGAAGCATGTGGTCGTACAAGGTGGGTTGCGGTTGGTTTGCATCTGCTGGACGGAGATAGGTGGACGCGAGCCGGTCTATGTAGGTGGGCTGGTCATGCTTGGCTACATGATCGAGGTAGTTTTTGATCGGGTCATATGGATTGGCTTTGGCTATTTTGACGAGACAATCCATGGCAATTTCTTTTGAAATTTTGCCGCCACGTTCAGCGATTTCAAGGTAGTAATGCTCTGCACCTTCAAGAGGTAGTGCATCACGTTCTATCTGTTGCGTAAAGATGTTGTACCTGAGGTTGCCAGCATCTTTGAGCTGCTCAAGCAATTCGTTGGCTTCTAGTTTTGCTAGACGTTGGCCCGATGTTTTGATGGCCGTTATGGGTGGGTCCATTACCACCAATGGGATTGTTCGCTCGGGCTTCCAACCGTAATGACGTGCCCAGTACCAAAAGGTTCCAGCGGTGACGCGATTGCCGCCAGACTTGGCAACTTGCTGAGCTTCGGCAAACTCTGGAGAGTGTCTTTGAATCAGAGATATAGCATCATCAGATGATGCGTTTGCTTCTTCGCAGGCAGCAATTAAACCCCAAAGAAGGTTGCGATAAAAGGGATATTGTTTCTGCTTTGGGACGGCTGCCGGGATGCAATTAAGTGCATCTTGGATTTCGCTTAGGGTATGTGGAGTGTGATCGGTGTATTGCCGTGCGTTGACTGAATGGGTATGGGCTTGTTCATCTGGAAGGCATGTTTCGATGTCAGCAATGGTGTAATAGTGCTCAGATTGATGGATGATTGCAGCCATCTCATTGAGTGACCCATCTGCTGCGATGTGATAGGTGCCTGGGAGACGCATCACCCGCGATGGGTTTTTAAGAGTGCGATCAGCGTCGGCGTGCTCTAAAAGACGTTTTTGAAGTGACCGCCATTTTTCAGTATCGATTGGATCACCAAAAACCCAATAGGAGTGGATGGATTTGCCGCCGGTGTCTACCTGGATTGTGGGTTCTGGTAGTCCAAGTTCCTGCCATGCGGTGACCTGCCAATCTTTGGGGCGGTCGTCCCATTCACAGAAAACAGCGCGGCAAGTGGTTATCTCGGAGTCATTGTCACCGCCGTCATTGATGACGATGTAAACGCCACGACCTTCTGATTGCCACTGTTCTACTGTTGCGCGAGACGGGACACCTTTGCGGCCAGCATCACCTGCTTTGAACTGATGGCCTGAAGGATAGAAGGCACGAAGGCGAACGGTGTCACTTGTTTTTTTTAAGGCGCCGATGAAAGAGCGAGCCTGTTCAAATTGGATGGGCTTGAGGGTCATGGTTTGATGATTTCTACGTTGAAGCCGAGCATTTGCAGCTCAGCGTGGCGGTATGCCTGAATGGATGAGACGCGACCATCTGCGGCTTTGACCTCGACCAGCTTGAGCTGATCAGGTTTGAGGAGCATGAGGTCCGGCCAACCGGGTTTGTTGCATTGGATGACTTTCAAGACGTACCAGCCATCAGCTTCGTACTGCTTGATCAGCTTCTTTTGAAAGGCTGCCTCGGTCTGCCGCATAGTGCGCAGTGGTGTAATTCTGCTTCTCGCGGACTTGAGCGTACACGCGGGGCTCAATGCCTCGTGCGGCAAAAATGAAATGGACACGATTGGCTCGATCACGGCCTAGGTAGCTTGCACGGTCCCGACCTTGGAGGTAGGAGAGAGCGCTGTAGTCGATGCCAATAAAGATGAGGTCGTCGGCAGTGGATAGGTTGACACCTTCGCGGGATGCCTGGACCTGACCGATGTAGGTGGCCTGGGGGTCGGCATTAAAGGTTTCGGGGCTGTCGGTGTAGGTATCCGCAAAGACCTTGCGGAGCATGTCTCCTTCTGCGTTGAAGCAGTAGAGAATGGCCAGCTTGCGGCCCGCAAAGTGGTCTCGGATGTAATGGGCCTTGGATCGGTCGAAGATGACGGCGCCATGGGCCTCGGTGATGACGGTTCCTGAATAGATCTGGCGGAGCTTTGACATTGCCTTGGCGCCAGTGTCGGCCAGGACGCTGCGGCAGTCAGGGCGACCAATGACGCCGTCTTTCATAATCCGCTTGGCTAGACGGTAGGTGCGTGGCTTCATTTGTACTTGGTGGACCTGCTCCTCGATTTGAGTGGTGAAGCCCGCCTGCTGCTGGGTGATGGTGACGGTTAGCGGCTGGATATCGGCAAGGAT